TTACATCGGCTTGTGCACGACCTTCTTCTTCGGCCGCTCGCCGCTGTTCTGCACCAGTATCGTAATGACGCATTCATTGCCAACGGGCTCAACGGAAAGCAGTGTTCCGCCGTTTTCCGACAGCGCCTCGCGTGCGGCCGCGGAGCAATCGCCGCGCACGGCGATGACCTCCCGGCCGGTTTGCGGAGGTGGCGCAGCGAAGCCAATTCCCATGGCCGCCACGGCCAAAATCAGATGCGATCCCATTGCATTTCTTTCATGAGTTTGGATGCCTCATTCTGAAACTATTCATACAGATGCGCATCTGAATGACAAATGAACATGAGCGAAAAAGCCGCCGCCGATCAAGTGCCGGCAGCGACCTTTTTCTAATGTCAGCCGACCTTCGCCGTCGCCTTCATGCGGCCCCAGATGGCCATGAGGCCGCCCACAGTGCCTGCGAGCGACATCACGGCGTCGGCGATCTGGCCCTGGTCGGCCGCGGAAAGATTGTAGCCGCCGGCATGTGCAAGCGAGGCGGCAATGGCGATGACCGCACCCCAGATGGTGCGGGACTGGTACCAGGTCTTGATGTCTTCCATGCGTCTTCTCCTTCGGTTGAACGGAAATGGGCGATCACAGAGCGATGACCGCTTCGGCGGCCAGGCCGGAGGCGACGGTCCAGCCGATCTGCCGGACGCGGAGGCGGATGGCCGACGGCATCGATCCGAAATCGGCGGCAACCTCTGCAGCCGCGTAATCGAATGCGGGTGCCGTCACCTCCAGGTCGCGGATGACCGCGCCGCCATCCGCGAGGATTTCAATGCGGTAGCGTTCCTCCGGTTCGTCGAGCGGGATATCATAGGCATCCCAGTTGTCGGCGTCGGTCCGTCCGCAGCGCGTCCATGTGAGGCGGATGCCGCCGGAGCCGGGACAGGCCGCGCCGAGATGCACCGGCGCCAGCGGCGTTGCCGCCCGCCGTCCTCCGGCAAAGGCGAAGGGACCCACCGTTGCCGCGTCCGCTTCTGCCCGCCAGTTGAGCGCCAGCCCCGCCTCGCCCGGTTCAAGCCCTAGCGAAACGACCGAATCATTGAGGAAAACGGCATCCGCACCGGTCGCCGCGCCCGCCGCCATGGCGTCCGTCGTGCCGCAGAGCCCGCGCAGGAGATTGGCGAGGCGCCAGCGCCCGGCCTGCACCTCCTCCGCCTCCTGAAAGCCGATGATCTCGAAGGCACCGTTGGCCGCCCGCACCGCCACCCGGTTGGCGCCCGCCAGCAATTCGGCCGCCGTGACCGAGGCAAAGCTGCCGAAGCCGAGCGTGACATCCAGCTCGTTGACGCGGTCGCGCCGGCCGGAGATGCCGGGCCCAAGCGGGGATGCGAGCGTCCCGAGCGTCGCAGGCCTGGCCACAACGGCGCGTGGGCGATAGCCTTCCGTCCCGGCCGAGGCCGAGAGCGTCACCGTCCGCCAGGGCCGGGCCAGCACGGCTGCGCTCGCATAGGCCTCCGGCGATTTCGATCCGAGCTTCGGCAGGTCGAGAAAGACGATGGCCGGGGTGAAGAGTTGAGAAGCCTCGCCGCTGCCGGCTCGCGTCACGCTTTGAGCATAGGCATGCGCGCCGACGGGCGGCGCATATTCCGAGGCCTCGATGGCGCGTGCGGTTCCATCCTCGATGCGGGTGACACGGAAGCGGCCCGAAAGACCGGGCAAGGCAACGGTATCGCCGGGTTCGAGTTCCATGAGAAAGGGCGCGGCATTCAGCTTGAGCGAGCGGCGGGCAAGCCGCGTGTCGCGCAGCATTTCCTCCGCCGCAGCCGCTGCGGCCGCTTCCGGCAGAACGCCAGCGATCGCGCCTGACGAGACGCGGTCATTGCCCGCCGTCATGCGGCGCGAGCGGGCGGCGGCGCTTTCGTAATCCCCCGCCTCGTCATAGTAATCCAGCGTCGCTTGCGCCGCGACATCGCTTTCCTGCGCCAGCGTCTCGCTCCAGAGCGGCTGATCCTCGATATCGGCCAGCACGTCGAGCGCCAGAACGCTGCCGGATCGTGCGGCGCGGGAGGAAAAGACCAACCGGCCACCGCTCTCCCGGCAGTCGATCTGGAAGGCCGCCATCAGCGGCTCGATCATGGTGCGGGCGGAGGATACATCGCCCTGCACATAGCCTGTGAGGTCGCCGGTGACGGCCGACACGTCGAAAGCGGCAAAGCCGTTGTCGGTGAGGATCGCGGCGATCACGTCAGCCAGCGTCCCCGCCCCCAGCCGCCCGTTCAGCCAGTGCCCGGTCTGCCAGTTGCCGCCATCGGCAAACAGCGCCGTATCGTAGGGGAAGGCGGGGATGGGACGGGCATCCCAGGTCCAGACGGTGATGTCGCCAGTGGCGAGCATGCCGGAGGGTGCGTCCGCTCCCGCCCAATGGCTGAAATGCGCCTCGAGAAAACGGCGCTGCATGGCATCGCTGCGCTGACCGGAGGAGAAGTGGGGAAGCGCGCTTTCGGCCGATTTCGGGTCGGGAAAGACATTGGGCTGGTTGGCGCCGCGATCGACCGCCGGGCAACCGAGCTCGGTGAACCAGACGGGTTTCATCGCCGGGAGCCAGCCGGTCGGGCTCGTCACTTCGGTGCCGCCGCGCCGCTCGTAATGGCGGTTCGACCACCAGCCGGCAATGTCCTTGGCGCGGAACACCCAGGGTTTCCCTGCCGCACCGTCGGTGATGGCGCTGCGGATGCGGTCCGCCCGGTCCGCCTCGCTGGCATAGTACCAGTCGAAATATTCGCCGCCGGCAATCGCCGCCGCCAGGGCGGCACGGTCGTCCGCTGTCGCGGCGCCATCGGGATTTGCAGCAAGCAGATCGTCATCGCGCCAGTCGGCGAGCGGCAGGTAGTTGTCGATGCCGACCGCATCGATATGCGGGCTCGCCCAGAGCGGGTCGAGATGGAAGAAGACATCGCCCGATCCGTCGCCGGGACGATAGCCGGAATATTCGCTCCAGTCGGCGGCATAGGTGAGCTTCACGCCGCTTCCGAGGATCGCCCGCACATCCGCCGCCAGCGCCGTCAACGCCTCGACGAAGGGAAAGGCGCCCGCCGCATCGCGCAGCCGTGTCAGGCCGCGCATTTCCGATCCCAGAATGAAGGAATGGACGCCACCCGCAAGGGCGGCGAGATGGGCGTAATGCAGGATCATCCGGCGGTAGCCCTCGCCCGCGCCGGTATACGAAACCGTGCCACCCGCTACGGTAAAGTCCGAGGCCGCCGCCGAACCGCAAAAGGCGGCGATGGCGGTGCGCGTGGCGGCGCTGCGATCCGCCGTCGCCGTGATGCGGCCACGCCAGGGATAGGCCGCCTGCTCGCTTGCGCCATAGGGATCGGCAAGACCGTTGCCGGAGGGGATGTCCATCATCATCAGGGGATAGAGCGTGACGACAAGCCCGCGCGCCTTCAGATCGGCAATCGCCGCCAGAACGGCCGCATCGTCGGGCGTGCCGCCAAAGGCCGGGCCGCCATTAACCTGCGAGACGAGATGGGCCGCAGCGCGGGCCACGCCGGACACGCTCCAGACCGCGCTTTCGCTCTGGCGCGCCGCCACCTCGACACCGGGCACCACGCGGCAATGATCGGCGCGCAGATCGGTGCCGAACCAGGTGACGACGAGCGAGACCCGTTTGAGGTTCGGGCACAGCGCCTGCAACTCGTCCAGCGAGGCCTGCCAGTCGGTCGTGGCGTAGCTGACATTGCGGTTGACGATGCGCGCGCTGCCGGTGCCGGTGACCTCCGTCACCTGGGCCGGCGCATAGCCGTGCTCGGTGGCACCGGGAATGATGGTGACGGCCTCGATCCGGTCTTCCAGTGTCCCGATGGCGCGCACGACCTCAAACTGGAGAACCGGAATCCGATTGCCGAAATCGTCGAGCGGCAGGCGTTCGAACACCACATAGGCGGTGTTGCGATAGGCCGGCGCATTGCCCGCGCCCTGCTTCGCCTCGATCAGCGGATCGGGCATCTGATCCGCCGTGCCGCGATAAAGCCGCATCTCGATGGCGGAAAGGTCGAGTTCCTGCCCGTCGGCCCAGACGCGCCGGATAGCCGTCACCGGGCCCTCGCAAAGCCCGGCCGCAAAATTGGCGTAGTAGTTGTAGGTGGTCGTCGTGGTGCCGGAGCCGAAGGCCTTGCCGCCGGAACGCTCGGCCGTCACCTCCTCCTCGAAGCGGGTCGCCCAGAAGAGCGTTCCGCCGATGCGGGCCGTGCCGTAGAGCCGCGTGACCGGCGTGCCCTCGTCCGCGCCCGGAATGCGGGCGGTAGCCAGCCGCGCGCCGGTGACTGTCGTGCCGGAGCCGATGAGGGCGCGGTCGAGCGAGGCGCCGGCCAGCGCCCCCACCGCCTGGCCGATGGCAGAGCCGACCGGGCCGAAGACGGAGCCGAGCGCCGCCCCCGCCGCCTGCAGAAGCAATGTCGCCATGGGATCAACCTTGGATTTCGGGAAAACGATGGACGAAGGCGATGCGCCGTGCCCAGGACGGGGCGAGCGGCGAGACGATCACGCCCGCCTGCTCGTAGGCATGGATGAAGCGGTTCTCACCTGAGAGAATGCCGATATGCTTGGCCGCCATGCCGGGCCGCCAGCGGAAGAGGACAACATCGCCCGGCTCAGCCCCGGCAATGGCAATCGGCGGGCCGAAATGGCGCAGCGCCGCCTCGGCGAGGCGCTCGATGCTACCGCGCTCCGCCCAATCCGGCGCATAGGGCTCCGGCACTTCCGGCTCCGCACCGTAGACATCGCGCCAGACGCCCCGGATGAGGCCGAGACAGTCGCAGCCGACCCCCTTCAGCGACGCCTGATGACGATAGGGCGTACCGATCCAGCCGGCCGCCGCGTTAAGGATGCGCGATGAAGTTTCCACGCGGTTCATATCCAGTTCAGATTGGATGATGTAAAAAAAGTGTTAAGCGGTGGGGATCGGGCGGAACTTTCGGTCAGCGCCGCGCTTACAGAGAGTATCTAGTCTGTATCTGGGGAACGCACATGTCGTTGCAGACACTCATCATCGTCAGCCTGGTCTTTGCCGGCTTCATTCTTGCTTCCGCGCCCGACCGCGCGTCGCTTTTCCACTCGCTGGGACTTCGCCGCAAGGCCGGGCGATAAAGACAACGGCTCCGGCCAGAGGCTTCAGTCGAGGCGTCATTCGACCAGAACCGAGCCGTCATGCGTGGTCGCGCCACTGACATAGCTGTAGGCGAAGTCGGATCCCGGCATGTGCGGGAAGCCCTGGAAATTGACGCTGTTGACGAATTTCGCCTTGCAGGTGGAAAACGCCTTGTCGCAGCCGGCCACGATCTCGAACGTATCGCCTGCCGCAGGGCTCTGCGGCAGTGGCAGCCAGAAGGTGAGCCGCGCCGGATCGCCCCCCTGATGCCCGCCGATATCGACCGCCCGGCCAGCAAGTGCGCCGGTCGTAAAGGTCAGCACGCCGAAGCGGAACCAGCCGGCGGCGAAGGCGGAAAGCCCTGAGACGCTGGCCTGCAGCGTATCGGCGGCAACGATGGCGCCCGTCACCCGATAGGCCGCAAGATCGATCCCGCAGCGGGTATCGCCGAGGCGCGCATCGCAGCGGCGGCCATAGACCCGTCCCGACGGCTGGTCGAGCCGGGCGGCAAGACCACGCAGCTCCGCCTGGAAGCGGTTCGCCGTCCGTGTCACCTCGCCGATCTCGCGGACATGCTCGCGCAGAAACTGCGCGGGATCGGCCCAGTTGACGAGCAGAACCTCGACACGCGCGCCATCATAGGCGCCGCGCTCCAGATCAGCCTCGGAGATCGCCTGGGACGAAAAGGCGCCCGCCACTTCGCCATTCGGTGCGGCAAGCCCCAGCGCCGTCTCCGCTTCGCTGGCCGAAAAGCCGCTGGCGGCGAGACAGCGCGTGCCATCCACCGTCAGATCCGCATCGTGTTCGGTAAAGCCGAGCACCGTTCCGTCGCGCCGGGTCACGCGCCAGCAGCGGCAGAGCGTCGTCGCACCGGTCTCGATATGCGCCTTCAGCGCGGGGGCAAGCTCTCTCATGGCAGGATCTCGATCAGCGGAATGGTGGGAATGCGGCCCGCATTGAAAGCAGAGAGGTCGATATCGATACGGCTGACAGCGAAACGGACGGGAACGTCGAATTCGAACCCGGCCTGGACGATGGCGCCCGAGGCGGGGATATGGCCGGCCGCGAAGGTGATGCGGCCCGTCGTGACATCGACCGTGAAGCGGTCCGCCGCCTGCTCGACGCCATCGACCGCGACGCGCACCGTGCCGGCCACCGGCTTGGCGATGGCGCGCGTCACCGACGCCCCGGCATCGGCATAGGTCTTCGTCAGCTGAAACGCCGCCGTCACGCCGTCGCCGGTGCCGATCGCCTGATCCACCGGGCTGACCGGGTTTCCGGGCGCAACCGACTGGTGATCGACGGGATCGCGGAAGCGGAAGCCATAAAGCTCGCCCGACCGCGCCTCGAAAAAGGCGAGCACCGCGTAAAGATCGGACACGGAGCGCACACCCGAGCCCGCATCGTAATTGCGCCTGGAACTCCGCCAGCGCGCATTGCGCGCCTCGCGCCCGTTCGAAAGGTTGACAATATCGGTCATCCGCTCCGGCCCGCCACTGACACCAAGCGCCAGCCGCAGGGGGAAACGGACCTCATGGAAGGAGGTCATGTCGGGGGTCCTTGTCGTCTCGACGGCACACCGGCCTTCGCCCGTGTGAAAACGGACGATCTTGAATCACCGGAAATGTACGGATAGGTTGCATTTCTCGGCGCAAGACGACGCCAGAAAAGCTTCACCCCGGGCATATGACGGCGTGAAGCCGACAGGGACGCACCGGGGTGTTCATGGGAGAAGATAGTCGCTCAAGCACGGCAAATCAACCGGTTTTGCAGATCCCGGATGATGTGCGCAAGGAAATCATGCGTGCGATCGGTCCCGAGAGGTTCGCAACCTATATCAAGGCAGCGAGTACCGACACCCGCGCCTTGCAACTTTACGAATTGAACAGCCGCTTGTCGGGCCCGCTTCACGAAGTCATCGGCGGCTTCGAAGTGGCGCTTCGCAATCGTGTCTCCCAATCCATCGCCGAACATTTTCATCGGGAAGATTGGTACCGCTGCCGTGCATTCACCATGCGCCTGTCGCCGGAACGCCGCGACAATATCCGCGAAGTCAGACGGCGCATCCGGTCTGACGGACTCGATGAGCGTCCTGGACGGATCATCGCCGGCCTGACATTTCATTTCTGGGTCGCACTGCATGAAAACAAATACCGCGATACAATCTGGACCCCGTATCTGCACCGCATCTGGCCGAAAGGCACGAACATCAAGAACGTGCACAAGGACATTCTAAAAATTCGCGATTTGAGAAACCGGATTGCCCATCATGAACCGATCTTCCTGCCGAGATGGAATGGCCGAATGGATCAGGTTTGGCAACGCTTCGAAGAACTAGCGCCTGAGAAAGCTCAGTGGTTTCGCACGCGATGCGAACCCGCGATCATCGACCTCTCTGAGGCCTGTCGATCGCTTGCGCCCAGCCGACCACTATAGTCGAAAAGATCACGGTCGCCAAACTGATCCGCATACCTCACACACCCCGCCGTCCCCTCGCCGTCGCCCGGGTCAGCATCGCAGAAATCTGGGCTTCCGACTTGCGGAAGCTCGCGGCATCGGTGGCGGTGACGTTGAAGGTGATGGACTGGGCGGGGGTGCCGGAGGCGGCGGCGACGCCGAGGCGGCCGTCGGAGCCGCGCTTCAGCGGCAGGATCGCCTCCGAGCCCGCCTCGCCCATCAGGCCGAGACTTCCCCCCATGGCAAAATAGGTCGGCGCGGAGACGACGCCGCCGGAGGCGAAAGGCTGCACGGAAAAGGGCTGGAGCGCGCCCGGCACCCCGCCCTTGGCGAAGCCCAGCAGGCCGGACAGGCTTGTCGAGAGGCTGGAGGTCAGGCTGGAGGCGGCCGAGTTGACGACCGTTTCCAGAGGCTTCAGCCCGGCTGACAGGGCGATGTCGGTCAGCCGGTTGGCGAGGCCTTTCAGCACGTCTTCCAGGCTCTTGCCATCGACGCTGGCCGATTTCAGCGCCGAGGAGAGCGCTGCGCCGAAGGATTTCGAGCGCGCCTCCAGCTGCGTCATCGCCTGGTCGAGCGCTGCGGTGTCGATGCCGCCGGTCGTGGCCGTGTCGGTCATGGTTCATGCTCCTGTCTGTCGGGATAGCGGGCCATCAGGTCTTTCAGCGGCAGGTCGAAGCGCGGTGCCAGGCCGCCGGTCAGGGCGTGAAACTCGATGGGGGTGAGCGACCAGAAATCGCGGGGGGCCAGCCGCAGCAGGCAGAGACCGGCATGGATCGCCGCGCGCCAGGGAAAGGCGCCGGGTGCCGGCCGGCCGCCCGCTGCGGCACTCAAGGGACTGCGGGCGCATCTCCCGGCGCCGCGCTGCCGGGCGCATCCGGTCCGCCCTCGCCCGGCGGCCCGAAGGCCAAGAGCAGGAGTTCGGCGACGATGCGCGCCGCACCCGCCAATCCGCCTTCGATGTCGAGTTCGGCGACATCCTCGTCCGACAGAAGATTGCCGCCGCCGCGAAGGCCCGCGCCAATGATGCGGATCATGTCGGCGGCCTTCAGGCGGCCGGTGGAGAAGCGGGCGGCAAGGTCGTTCAGGCTCTCCGCGCCGAAGGCGGTTTCGAGTTCCGCCAGCCCGCCGAGCGTCAGGCAGAGGACGCGGCGTTCGCCCCCGATCACCGCCTCGATCTCGCCGCGCCGGCGATTGGCGCGGCCTTTCGTCAGAGCGTTCATCAGAGCGCTCCGAAGGTCAGCTGGCCTGCCGATTCCAGCGACAGGTCGAACAGGACCTCGCCATTATACTGGCCGGAATATTCGAGCGCGGCGATCTGGAACGGCCCGGTCACCGTGCCGAAATCGGGGACCAGCACCTGCCAGTTGAGGATCGCGCCGGAAAAGAAGGCCGAGCGCACCAGTTCATCCGAGGCGGCGTCCTTGAAGAGGCCGGAGCCGGAGACCGAGGCGCGGTTGATGCCGGCACCCGCCAGAAGTTCGCGCCAGCGCCCGGCGCTTTCGGCATCGGTGATGTCCACCTGGCTGGCATTGAAAGCGAGCTTGCGTGTGCGCAGACCCGCCACCGTGACATAGGCCGAGGATGTCGCGTTGAAGACTTTCAGAAGCAGATCGCGGCCTTTTTGCGCGGTCATGGCAGTTTCCTTTCCGGGATTGTCACATGCCGTTCACAGGGCATGATCAGTTTGGGTGGCTTGAATGCGTCCATTTCGACCCGAGGGTTCCTGCCCGGCATGCTCCGCCCCATCAGCATTTCCAGACTGCATCTCGTTGCAGCGCTTGCCGTCTCGCAGCTCATTGGCTGGGGAACGACCTTCAGCGTGCCAAGCGTGCTCGGCCGCGCCATGGCGCGCGATCTGTCGATGCCGTTCGAGACGATCTTCGGCGGGCTGACGGCCATGCTGATCGTCATGGCGCTTGCGAGCCCCCATGCCGGGCGACTGCTCGTCCGCTTCGGCGCGGCACGCGTGCTGGCGGCGGGATCGGTGCTCATCTGCGCCGGACTCGTCCTGCTGGCTTCCGCGCAGGGTCCAGCCGGTTATTTTTCCGGATGGCTGGTCATCGGCGCCGGTGGAGCCTTTGCGCTGACGGTGTCTGCCAATGCGGCCGTGGTCGAGCGGGAGGGCGCCGGCGCAAGGCGCACCATCGGCACGCTGATGATCTTCACGGGTCTGTCCTCCACGCTGTTCTGGCCGATCCTGAGCCTTTCGGAAACCGCGCTCGGATGGCGGGTCACGCTGCTTGCCGCAGCAGCCCTGCATGCCGCCGTTCTGATCCCCCTGCATCTCTTCGGCCTGCCCGCGCGCACGTCCGGCGGGGACGGATCGGCCGCCGGACCGATGGAGGAGACCCCCCTTCCCGGACTCACTGCACGGCAGAAGCTCATCGCCTTCACCCTGATCGCCGCAGCCGCGAGCCTCAACAGCCTGACGTCCTTCGGCATATCGGCCACGCTGATCGAATTGCTGAAGCTTGCCGGGGCCGCACCCGGATTGGCGCTGACGCTCGGCTCGCTGCTGGGCGTGATCGGAATTTCGGCGCGGCTTGCCGATCTCGCCGCCGGAGACCGGACCTCTCCGGTCGGCTCCGGGCTTGGCGCGAGCCTGGCCGTGTTTGCCGCATTCCTGCTGCTGGCCATCGTGCCGGCCTCGTCCTTCGCGGGGCCGTCCGCCTTCGTTGTGCTTTACGGCGCGGGATCGGGTGTCGCCGCGGTTGCGCGCGCCCTGTTGCCGCTCGCCTTCTTCACCCGGGCCGAATTCGCGCTGCTGTCGGGCCGCGTGGCGCTGCCGCAGAATATCGCCTCGGCACTGTCACCCGTGCTCTATGCGACCGCCATGGAGAAGTTCGGCCTTCACGGCGTTTTAGGCCTTGCCCTGACGCTGACGGCGCTCACCACGGCCAGCATGACCGGGCTCTGGATCCTGCGGGCCGAAGCCCTGCAGCCGCAGCGCGCCTGACAGGCGCGTCCGGCCTGGATATAAGGCGTGCGCCTTTCTGAAGCGCGTGCGTTCACAAGGGCTGGCAAGTGTGGTTTGATCACGAGACTCATCTGATCCGGCCTCTGCCTCTTGACCAGCCCCTCCCACTCCTCCGGCACCTCCAGGGTCCGCCTCATCGCCATCCTGTCCGTCTCCCAGCTCATCGGCTGGGGCACGACGTTCGACATGCCGTCCGTGCTCGCCCGCTCCATGGCGCGCGACCTTGCCATGCCGTTCGAGACGATCTTCGGCGGCTTGTCGGTCATGATGGTCATGGTGGCGCTGGCCAGTCCGCGTGCGGGGAAGCTGCTGGTGCGCTTCGGCGCGGCACGGGTCATGGCGGGCGGGTCCTGCATCATGGCGGCAGGGCTTGCGGTCCTATCCGGAGCACAGGGGCCGGTCAGCTATTTCGCGGCCTGGGTCGTCATCGGCCTGGGCGGCGCGCTGGGGCTCACCGTGCCCGCCAATACGGCGATCGTCGAACGCGAAGGTCAAGGCGCGAAGCGGATCATGACCACGATGTCGGTGTTCACCGGGCTCTCCTCGGCGATCTTCTGGCCGGTTCTGGCCTTTGCCGACCAGGCGATCGGCTGGCGGCTGGCGCTTCTCACGGCCGCGGCGGTGCATGTCTTCGTCATGCTGCCGCTGCATCTTCTGGCCCTGCCGCCACCCCGGCCGGAGAGCGGCGCGCGAAGCGTCGAAGAGGCCGTGGCGCAGGCGCCGCGTTCCAGCCGGCAGCGGCGGATCGCGCTCCTCTTGATTGCCGCCGGCTCCAGCCTGATCGCGCTGCTCACCTTCGGCATATCGCCGTCGCTGATCGAACTCCTGAAACAATCGGGCGCGACGCCGGAACTGGCGCTGACGCTCGGATCGCTGCGCGCCGTCATCGGCATTTCGGCCCGCTTCGGCAGCACGGTTCTGATCGAGCGCCTGTCGACCGTCACGTCCGGCCTGGCCGGAAGCGGCATCCTGCTCGCCGGCTTTGCCGTGCTCACGCTATTTGCGCCGTCGCTGGCGGCGCCGGCGGGCTTCGTCCTTCTCTACGGCGCGGGTGCAGGCATCGTCACGATCGTCCGGACGCTGCTGCCGCTTGCCTTCTTCTCGCGCGGCGAATTCGCGCTGATCTCCAGCCGCGTGGCGCTCGCCCAATATGCCGCGACCGCCACCGCCCCCTTCCTCTTCGCCGCAGTCCTCGAACATTTCGGGATGAGCGGCATCCTCACGCTGTCGATCGGCATCGCGCTTGCCATTCTGGGCGTGATGGCGGGGCTCCGCCGCATCGACATGCAACGGTCGGCCGGCTCCTCATAGGCCGGAATTGAGAAGCACGTCCTGCAGCGGCAGCAGCAGCGTCCTTTCGCTGCCCCTCGCGGAACGAAACCCGTATTTGCGGTAGAAACGCAGAACCTCGTCGTCGAGAGCATGCACCATGACGGCGCGAAAGCCGACGTGTTCGGCCCCGGCCAGAACCGACAGAAGCGCGGCCTTCAGCAGTTGCACGCCCAGTCCGCGGCCCTGATGGCGCCTGTCCACCGCCAGCCTCGCCAGCAGCGCAACCGGAATATCGCGCGGACTGCCATGGCCTGCCACGCTGCGCGGCGCTTCCTTGCGGGCAATCATCGCGGCGCAAAGCGAATAATAGCCAACCACGGAAAAAGCCCGATCGGCAATCACAAAGGTCCGGGCAAGGCCGCTCTCATGGCTGGTCCGTGCCATGTCGCGCAGATAGAGGTCCAGATCGGATTTGCCGCTTTCGAAATCATCCAGCCGATGCTGCCCGCCCAGGGCTACGGGCCGCCGGTACATGGCTCAGTCGATCCAGTCGTGCCCGGCCTGCAGCACCGCTGCCAGCGCGGCATGCGCACGCCCCGGTTCGGCAAGCAAAGCCTCCACCCGATCGAAGCTTTCCGCGTCAAGGGCGACGAAGCGCTGATCGAGCAGTTCCCGGCGCGCCGCCGCATAGGCGGCCTCTGTGACGAAGGCCGTCACCGACTTGCCAGCAGCACCCGCCGCCCGCTGGATCACGTCCAGCGTGGCTGGCTCCATGCGAAACGTCACCGTCTCATTCTTGCGGACTACGGCCATCATGGGCTCCATCGAGGCTTTCCGGTTGCGGTCAATGTACCGTGGCGTCATAACAACGTCAATACAATCCGCCCCTTCACGGCCCCGCCGTCACCGCGCGGAACACCATCTCCGCCACATGGGCATCCGTCTTCGTCTCGCGCCGGGTGCGGGTCTTCACGTGCAGCAGGCTGACGAGAGTGACGCCGCCGGTGAGCGTCAGCCGGGCATTGTCGAGGCTCCCGCGGATGAGGGCGGCGATGGCCTGCGCCTCGCGGTGGCCGGCAAGCGACGACCAGGCGTCGAGCGAAATCTGATGCTCCAGCCCGCCGTCGTTGTCGGCGCCCCACTCGCTGGCGGTGATATCGCGGATCACGACATAGGGCATGGCGGCCCTGGTCATCAGCCGATCATGGATGCCGTCCGGTCCGATGAGCGCGGTCAGCGCCGCATTGGCATTGAGCGCCGCGACGATGGCGGCGGAAAGGGCCGATTGCGGATCGGTCATAGCGCGCCCTCCTCGCACAGACAGACGAGATAGCGGCCGGTCTCATCCGGATCGCGGACGGCGCGGATGGTGAACAGGCGCGTGCCCTTGCGGAAGCGCATCCCCTCGGCCACGCCGTCGCGGGCGCGGATCCAGATGCGGTGCGTGAGTTGCCCGCGCATCTGCCCTGCCGTCTCGTCGAAGCCGAAGCTTGCCGGCTCGATGCGCGCCCAGAGCGAGGTCGTGACGGTCCAGGAAAGAACGGCGCCGCCCTGCCCGTCCGGCGCCGGCGTTGCCGCTTCGAGGTCGAGCCGGGCGGTGAACTGGCCGGGGTCGAGAAAGGTCATGTTCATGGCTCAGAGCCTCGCCGGGCGATAGGGCGAAATGAGCCGGTCATAGCCCGCCGGAACCGCCGCCGGCTGCATCCCTTCGGCGATTGCGCCGCGCAGCTCGTACATCAGCGCCACATGCATCAGCATGGCCCGCTTGAGCGTGTCGGGCACATCCGCTCCCGTGTTCCCGAAGCCGGCGGTGACATCGATCTCGATGCCGTTCAGCGGACGCGCGCTCATCGGCTGGCTGGCCAGAAAAAGCCGCGCCGGCATGGCCGCCGCATCGAGCACATGGCCATCGAGCGGCACGGTCTGCGGATTGCCCGCCGCATCGTAAACCGTCACGCTTTCAAGCGTTTGCAGCGGCGCGATGGCAAGTTGAATCAAGCCATCCGCCGGCCAGCCGTCGAGATAGACGCGCAGCGTGCGGGTGATGAGCGCGAGACCGGTCCCGGCTTCGAGATATTGCCGCGCGGCCGTGATCAGGCTCGTGAGGAGCGCATCCTCAGCGCTGCCGTCCAGACGCAGATGGGACTTCACCTCCGCCAGCGTCAGCGGTTCGGCGGCGGGCGGCACGATGATGGCTTGGGTCATTTGGGCCTCGTGGATTGGGATACTTTTGTTGCTTTGCAGGGCGGGGCGAAAGACCCCTCCCCACCCTCCCCACAAGGGGGAGGGAGACCCTGCCGCGCCGGGTTCCCGCCTCAAATCACGTCCTTGGCGGAAGCACAGAGCTTGAACGGAGATTGAAAAGGTTGCGATTCCCGGCGACGGCGCGACTATCCGTCTCCCCCCTTGTGGGGGAGATGGCGGCAGCCAGAGGGGGCCTTTGCGGCGCGGAAGGATCACGCCGTGCCGAATTTCACCAGCTTGATCGCCTCGTAGTTCTGCACCCCGCCGCCGACGCGCTTCGTCGTGTAGAAGAGGACGTAGGGCTTGGCGGAATAGGGATCGCGCAGGACGCGGACGCCGACGCGGTCGACGACGAGATAGCCGGCGCGGAAATCGCCGATGGCGATGGAATAGCTGTCGGCGGCGATATTCGGCATGTCTTCCGCCTCGACCACCGGATAGCCCATGAGGCTCGCCGGCTGGCCGGGGCCGGTCGGCGGCAGCCAGAGATAGTTGCCGTTGGCATCCTTGAAGCGGCGGACCTGGTTCTGCGTCTTGCGGTTCATGACGATCGAGGCGTTCTGGCGATAGCCGGCCTTCAGCGCATAGATCGTGTCGATCAGCACATCCGAGGGGCCGGAAGTGGCAAAACCGCCCGACACGCCGGTCAGCACATAGCCGAGCTTGCCCCAGGTCCAGCTCGCATCCGCCGCCTTGGTGGCGGTGAGGAAGCCCGACGGCTGGGTGACGCCATCGCCATTGACGAAGGCCGCGCCCTCCTGCTCGGCAAAGACGATCTCAATCTCGGAGGAGATCCAGCTCTCGATATCGACGGCGCTATCGTCGAGCAGCGCCTGGGTCGCGGCCGGCATGGCGTAGAGTTCCATGACCGGAAAGGCGAGTTCGGCGAGCTGCGCGCTCGAGGTCTGCGGGCGCGCCGCCGTCTCGCCGGCCCAGCCGGTGGCCATGCCGGAGGTGGCGAAGGGCTTCTTCAAGACCGCAGTCGAGACCTGCCGCACGGTCGCCAGCGCCCGGATCGGCGAGACGACGGAGAGACGGCGGCCGATCTCGGCATCCAGTTCCGGCGTCACCGTATAGCCGCCATCGGCGCCCGTGCCGATCGCCATGGCCTTGGCCTCGATCTGGCGCAGGCTGGTCTCGTCACCACGGCGGATATAGGCCTCGAACGCGGCCTTGTGCTCCAGCGCTTCCGCCGGCGATGCACCGGGCCGGCCGAGCGGCGGGCGGGCGCCCTTCAGCGCCAGGCGATCGATCAGCTTCTTCTGCTCGTCCATCGCCTTGTCGATGCGGCCGAGCTTCTCGACGGTGAGCGCATCGGCCACCTGCTTCTTCTCCATTTCGGCGAGGCGCCGGTCATTCGTCTCCTTGAAGGCCTCGAACCCTTCCATGAAGGCATCGAAGGCGGCATTCACATCGTCCGGCGCCGCCTTGATCTCCGGCGCCGTGGTCAAAGTCTCGTGTGTCATGTGCATTCCCTTTTTCAGGCAACAAAAAGGGGCCGCAAAAGCGACCCCTCATCCTGGCAACAAAAGAGGGACCGCACAGGCGGCCCCTCGGGCGAAACCGGCGCGCGGGTGGCGGGCCGGGAAATTGTTTGGAGAGCCCTTCGGGTACCCCCTCACCCCGCCTCCGCTACCGCTCGGCGGACCTCTCCCCGAAGGGGCGAGGAGTTTCGAGAGGCTGCGGCAAGCTCCCGCTTCTCCCCATCGGGGAGAAGATGTCCGAAGGACAGATGAGGGGGCGGCCCGGAGGGCCGAAATACGAGGAACGGGTCAAATCAACCCCGCATCACCCCCGCCGCGTGCCGGAGCTTCGCCGCCAGCATCGCAGCCCCGCTCATCTCCTTCACCTCGCTGACGCGGGCCGAGGGGAGCATGGGAAACGTCACGACGGAGATTTCCCAGAGGTCGGCCTCGAGGATGTGGCGGATGCCGGTCCTGGCATCGCGTTTCGAGCGAACCGTCTGGAAGCCGATGGAGAGGCCATCGAGCGCGCGCGCCTTCATCAGCCGGCGCACCTCGTCGGCCTTGGCGACGCCGGCGGCGAACTGGCCCTCGACATAGAGCCCCCGCGCATCCTCCTTCAGCGTCACCCAGCGCCCCAGCGGGCTCGCCGGATCGTGCTGGAAGAGCATGCGGACGCCCGCCACGCCGCGGCTCGAAAGCGAGCGCGAAAACGCCCCGCGCTCGATCACGTCCTTGCCGAGATCGGGTTCGCCGAACAGGCTCGCATAGCCGGAGAACCGCCCCTCGGCGGTGAGGCCCTTGAGTTCGAGGGCCAGGAATTTACGCTCGCGTTCGACGGTCAGCATGGGACGGGTTCCTCGTTGTGTGGTGTCAGTTGCCTCCGGCATGCCGGAGGAAAGGCAACCGCGCCTTCGCTCAAGTCCCCCTCTGGCTGCCGCCATCTCCCCCACAAGGGGGGAGACGGATAGACGCGCCGAAGTCGGGACCCGCAACCTTTCCAATTTAGCGCCAAACGCTGCGCATCTGACACAGCGGTAATTTGAGGGCGAAACCGGCGCGGCACGGTCTCCCTCCCCCTTGTGGGGAGGGTGGGGAGGGGTATTTTTCCCTCACCGCCCCCACCTTTCCGCCATCCGCTTCAGCGCACCCAGCGCCCACCAGGCGGTGAGGCTGACGGCGGCGGAGCCGGAGAGGACGATTTCGGGGGCGGAGAGCGAGGCTGCGAGGCCGAGCTTTTCGGCGCCGTAGAGGCCCGCCGGGGCTCCGAAGACAAGGCCCGCGACGAGGCCCGTGACGAGCCTGGCGGCCGCCTCGCGCCGCCCCCTCGGCAGCATGTAGATCAGCGAGATCGACACGCCCGCAACCGAACCGGCAATCCGCGCCGCCAGAACCTGCTGGTCGCCCGCAAGATAAGTCATTGTTAAGCCCTCGCTGATAGACTTGGCCTATCTCCGAAATCCGCGCGGACGCCCATGCCCGCGCCGGCCCTGCCTTGACGTTGAGTCAGGCGACCGGAAATCCTCGAGTCATTTGAATCGGTTCGGCTTCATTGCTGACATGCGGCGTGAACCGCTGTGCGGGTTTGCGCACAATCCGATTCCATCCGAAGCAACAAGTCTTTGATAAGAAAGTGATAATCTACTCCCGGCGGCGCGGTTTTCCACCATCTCCCACCGCCAGGCCACTGGACAGGCGGCCCGATTGGCGAAACAGTTGCGGTCTCAGTCAGGAGCCTCCGTCATGTCCGATTTCGCCACCTTCGACCTTGCCGCCTTCGAAGCCTCGGCCGGCGAGAACCGGGCAAGCCTCGCCAGCGATCTCGACCGCATCTGCCGCGAGACCGGCTTTCTGGCGATTTCCGGCCATGGCGTGGCGCCGGAGGTGATCGGCGACCTGACCGCGAAGGCCCGCGCCTTCTTCGACCTGCCGCCCGAGGTCAAGCATCGCGCGGCCCCGCCCAATGCGGGCTATCCGTACGGCTATCTCGGGCCCGGCGTCGAGGCGCTGGCGAAATCGCGCGGCGTCGATTCCCCGCCGGATCTGAAGGAGAGCTTCAATGCCGGACCGCTGTCCACGCCGCCGGGGATGACGGACAGGCAAGCCCTTTCCTTCTGCTTTGCCGACAATATCTGGCCCGAGGGGCCCCAAGGCTTCCGCCCCGCCTGGGAGGCCTATTTCACCGCGATGACCGATCTGGCGAAGCGCATCATGCGCGCCTTCGCCGAGGCGCTCGCCCTCGACACGCATTTCTTCGATCCGTTCCTGCAGAACCCGATCAGCGCCATGCGGGCGCTGAACTACCCGCAACTCGACCGCGCGCCGCCGGAAGGGCAGCTGCGCGCCGGCGCCCATACCGATTATGGGAGTCTCACGATCCTGCTTCCCGATGCGGGTTCGCGCGGGCTCGAAATCATGACGCCGGAGGGCGCGTGGCGCGAAATCCCGCCGGTCGACGGCGCCTTCGTCATCAATATCGGCGACCTCATGGCGCGCTGGACCAATGACCGCTGGGTCTCGACCCTACACCGCGTCGTCAATGTCTCGCCCGAACAGGGCGGCCTCAACCGCCGCCAGTCCATCGCCTTCTTCCACCAGCCGGACTGGCACGCGGAGATCGCGACGCTGCCGTCCTGTGTTGGCGCAGGGGAAAGCGGGAAGTACGAGCCGGTGCGGTCGGGGCCGTATTTGATGGGGAAGTTTCAGAAGACGGTGATGTGAGGGGGCAGGCGAAACCCTAGCCGGCAAACTCTCAGTGGTCGCGAAAACCTGGAAAAAATTAACCCGCTGAACGCGGGCGTTCAGCGGGCCTCATCACGCGAACCATTCAAGCAAAACAGTCGTATTCAGCAGCATACTTGACCTTATTATGCTTTTCGCTGTCTCGTGGTCTTTTCGGCTTTTCAGCCGGCCTCAGAACCTTGTGTTCCGACTGCTGCTTCAGAATCGAATCCATTGTTGCGGTCTGATTCTGTTTGCTGTTCATGGTCGTTTCCCGTTGTTTCATCATGTCCAACGTCCTCCGGTGCAGCGTCTGTAGTGTGTAGCGCGAGTATAGTCAAATTCCTCTGAGGGTGTCTTGCCAAGTCACCCAAACTGTCGATCAGCCGCATTTCATCGTCAGAAACCAGTCTCGTGCGGTAGTATAACGACTCCGCCTCTAAAAAATCTATAACGAATGCGTGACTGGAATATGTCTGCGACAATAAGCCCAATGCGTTAGGCTTCAGATTGTTCCACTTTAAATTCAAGCGCTTACCATAATCTTCGCCTATTCGCATCGCTCGAGAACGAGACCCCACCTCTTCGGGATCGATACGAGCGAAAACAGGTCCATAGAGCGATCCGACGATTTCAGACGCCGAATGAGAGGCCGTTTGGAACGACACCACACCACCGCTCGACCCGATTATTTCAAGTGTCAACGTGACAAAAGTCTCGCGCGCACGCTCCTCAAGAGCATTAAAAGCTTCGCTAATATTAAGACCGGATTCCATGCCTGCGAGATGATCGGTCTTGGTGAGCTGGATATCCAAAGGTCCCAATTCGCCGTAGGGCGCAAATACTACCTCATTCGCGCCAATAGAAAAAAGCGTTCCTGCGCTTTTGCAGGCGCCCGACACGAGAACTGAGTAACTTTCATACTTATGTTGGAGGTAACGCGCCATCTTATAAGCCGCGTCGGGATTGCCACCATTTGTCACCATAAGAACCGTGCAGTGGTCTGACTTCTTATTTTGGGCAACTGTCTGAATGAACTTAAAATCTGCCCCACGTTCGATACCGCCATTGAAAAGATATGCGTCCATTAAGCCCCCCCCCAACACTGGCAACTTGATGCGCACTCTACTCAGACGAGTTAAACACCGCAAGCTTGCATGTAACTTGACCAAATCAAGCTAAGCGTGCGCTCCTGACACATCATCCATCCCACCCCACCGCCTCCCGCTTCTCCTTGTCAGTCAGGAACCCTGCCGCCCCCACCCTTGCCCACAATTCCCCGCGCTCGGCCGAAAGCCCCGCCACCTGGTCGAGGTCAAACCCCAGCTTCACCTGCGGATGGATGTCCGCCAGCCACCCTGTCATCGCCTCGGCCGTGCGAAAAATCAGCGGCAGCACCGTCAGCCGCCAGAGCGCACGGTTGGCTTCGGCGTAGTTGGCATAGGTGTTGTCGCCGGGAATGCCGAGCAGCATGGGCGGCACGCCGAAGGCGAGCGCGATGTCGCGGGCGGCCCCGTTCTTCGCTTCGGCGAAATCCATTTCGCGAGGGCTGAGCCCCATCGATTTCCAGTCGAGCCCGCCTTCGAGCAGCATGGGCCGTCCGGCGCGGGCGGGGCCCGAATAGCCCTCCGCCAGCTCCGCCTTCAGCCGTTCATATTGGCTTGCGGAGAGGTTGCCGCCCTCCTTCGGCTGGTAGACCAGCGCGCCGGAGGGCCGCGCCGAATTGTCGAGCAGCGCCTTGTTCCAGCTGGCCGCCGCGTTGGAGAGATCGAGCGCCTTGGCCGCCGCCTCCAGCGGCGCGAAGCCCATATGGTCGTCGAGCGGGTGGAAGAGGCGCAGATGCAGAAGCCCCGGCTCGGCTTCCACAGAGAAGCGCCGGACCGAACCGCCGACGCGGTATTCGTAGGCGCTCGGCCAGCCGTCCGCGCCTTCGATGACGCGGATGCGGTCGGGACGCAGGAGATGCAGTTCGCGAAGCTCCCCGCCCACCTCGACGGGCTCGACGAAGGCATTGCCGGAGAGCAGAAGATGGCCATAGAGCGCCTCCATGAATTCCGCCCCGCCCTGGCGCGCATTGGGCCGGGCCAGCAGCGCCTTCAGCAGATGATCCGGCGCCTCCGCCCCATGTTCGGACACGATCCACGGCACCGAGGCCGCCGCTTCCGCAATCATCCGCACCGCCCGATAGGCCACCGGATTGCGCATGAAGCCCTCGCGGGCGAGCGACGGATAGGAGCGCTGCGACCAGTGCGCCGGGCCGGAGGTGGCGAGCGCGAAGAGGGTGGACAGGCTGGTGGATTTGGTCTCGGCGGGGGCGGCGCGGGGCGTGAGGAAGGGGATGCGCATTGGGGTCCTTTCGGGATGGGGGTAGAAGACCCCCTCTGGCTGCCGCCATCTCCCCCACAAGGGGGGAGACGGCAGGAGGCAAGTCCGCTGCCACTTTCAAGCGCTGCAAGGATGCCGGCCTTTTGAAGAGAGGGCAGTTCACGTTTGAAGGGTGAAGCCGCAGGCGGAGCTGCTGCAAGGGAAGGTTAATTTTTCTGCGAAGGTCGCGCCGCGTCCGTCTCCCCCCTTGTGGGGGAGATGGCGGCAGCCAGAGGGGGTCTTTCTCCGGCACCAAGATCGGCCGCTGGCGATGCATCCAGCAACGCCAGCAAAAACACCCGCCCATAGCCCGCCACCAGGTCCGCCTTGTCGGAACCGTTGACGATGGCGCGGGCCTTGACCCAGTCCTCGCGGCCGGGGCGGAAATAGTCGGTGAGCTTAGCGCCGGAAAAGGCGCCGCTGACCATGCCGTTGATGAGGATGCGCGTGGCCGTTCCGGGGTCCAGCGCCTTGTCCGGCGCGCCTTCGATGCCGAAGCAGCGGTAGTTGCGCCGGCCGGTGATCTGCACGAACCCGCGGCCGCGAAAGCGCCAGCCGTCGCCGGAAGCCTCGCCGCCATTGCCCATGCGATTGGCATAGACACGGTTGGCGATCTTTTCCGGCTGGCGGGCATAGGCCTTTGCCTCGCCCGCCGAAAATCGGTTCGGAAACGTGGCCATGAGCCCGCGCGCCGAATAGTTCAGGTTCTCCGTCACCGGCTGCATCCGCGCGCCCGTCTCATGCCAGGCGGTCGCCAGGACATAGGCCTGATGGCGCGGATCGAAGAGATCGCGCCGGGCGGCGAAGGCATCGAGGAGACGGTTGAGGCCATCGGCTTGCGCGGCCGAGAGGCTGCCGCGGCCGAGCGTGGCGCGGACATGGGTGAAGAAGCCGGTGCGATCGGTCATCGGCACCTCCCTTGATGATTTCGGCCTTGATGATTTCGGCCTTGATGGCGATTTCGGGCAAAGAAAATCCCGCGCGACGGCGGGACTGGTAGCCTTCCGGCTCAAAGCATGACGTTGTGGCCAGGGCGGCCACTTCGGGCGGCACATCCCGGCGTGAGCTGCAAACGGCGTTCTGCCGGGGGTTTGGCGCGATCAGCCTATTCGGCGGCCTGTTGCGCGGAGGCCGGGACATGGCTGTCGCCGCCGGAGGTGCCACCCGCAGCCTGCGGCAGCCGTATGGTGACCTCGATCTCGCCATCCATGGCCCAGACCAATTCGGCAAGGGTCCTGAGTGTCAGATTGTTGTAGCCGGAAAGGCACTTGTTGACCCGCGCACGGTCAACGCCGAGCCGCGTCGCGATATCCTGCTGCGTGAGCTTGCCGGTCGCCTGCCTGTCTTCATGCAGGGTTTGCAATTGCCGGCCGATATCCGCGATCAGATCGGCAGCGGCCTCCTGTCTGGGGTCGAGTTCAAAAAGAAATGACATCGTCTTCCTTCGCGTTCTGCAGCCATTTTGGCTCGTCCAGAGGCAAGGCCGCGCGCAAACGGACCGTCTCGTCACGATAGCCGCCATATAGTTCGAACGTCTTCACCCGCTCCATGCTGTCTCCGAAACTGGCGATGAAGACATCACGGCGATAGAACCACCCGAATATCCTCAAATCTGCAGTCTTCAATTCGAAGACATCCTTTTCATGCGGCCTCAGACGCCTGTAGTCGTCCGCTATATTCAGCCGCCGCCCGATCAGATAATCACGCAACAGCGCTCTAAACTGTTCTACGGGCAGCATGTTCGACTGCTCAAGGGGCTGCAGTGCGCTCAAACCGTTCTCCAGCCACTGCACAAACGCGGGCAAGGCAAAAAACATTCGGCTTTCATGCTCCCCGCGGGGCAATCGCGCAGAAACCCGAACGATCTTGCCCGATTTCTCAAGCGCCTTGAGTGTTGACATATAAGTTAACTTTTACCTCTTAACAACCCCTTAAGGCGACAATTACGAGTTTCCATTTCAATTGCAACATCTTTTGCGTGTGCATCACACCCCCCGCACCCTTGGCTCCCCATGGCCCTCCAGCATCAGCGCGGTCAGGGCCCAGACCAGCGCGTCGAGCCGGTCCGGCGAGCGGCCGGAGGAGAGGCCGCCGGGGCCGAAATCGCACATCTGGTCTTCGAGGGCGGCGAACCGGCCGGCATGGGTGACGCGGCCCTGTTCGTAGAGGGCGGCGACGGGTTCGGCGCGGGCGTGCTTGCCGCGCGCGGCGCGGACCGTGGTGATCGGCAGGTTCTCGTCGATGCCGCGGAGCGTCGAGACGACCATGTCGCCGCCCTGGTTGATCTCGGCGACGATGCGGTCGGCCTCGAAGCGGCGATAGGCGCGGGCCACGGCCTGTGCCCAGGCGGCGGGCGTTGCCGCCTCGACCGAGCAATCGGCGAGCACGACCGCCCTGCCCTGCCCGTCGAGGCCGGCGGCGACGATGCCGCAGCAGCTTGCCGCGCCATGGCCCGCAGGCGGATCGACGCCGATGACGATGCGGCCGAGCGGGCCGATGGCGGCGAGCGGCACGACCGGGATCGCCTCGCGGCGCCAGAGCGCATCCTCGCGATCCTCGATCAGCTCGCCATCGAGCTCCTGCCGGCCCAGCCGCGTGCCGCCATAGCGGGCCTCGAGCGCCGCGATGAAGCCGGGCGCCAGATTGCCGGCATTGGCGAGCGTCGAAATCCGCGTCAGCGCCGTGCCGGGATCGGCCAGCAGCCGCTTGACCAGCGGCAGCGGGCGCGGCGTCGTCGTCACCAGCTGGCGCGGTTCCGTCCCCAGCCGCAGGCCGAATTGCAGCATGTCGAAAGTCTCTCCGGCATGTTTCCATTTCGCCAGTTCGTCGCACCAGGCGGCATGAAACTGCGGGCCGCGCAGGCTTTCCGGATCTTCCGAGGAGAAGAGATAGGCCGCCGTGCCATTCGGCCAGACGAGCCGGCGGCGCGAAATTTCAAAGACCGGGCGGTCGCGCGCGGCGATCCGCATGATGCCGGACTGGCCGTCGATCATCACCTCGCGGGCATCGGCAAGGGTTTCGGCGACCAGCGCGATGCGCAAGCCCGGCATGGAACGCGCCAGACCATGCACCCATTCGGCGCCCGCCCGCGTCTTGCCGGAACCGCGCCCGCCCATCATCAGCCATGTCCGCCAGGCGCCCTGCGGCGGCCGCTGTTCGGGCCGGGCGAGGATGCGCCAGTCACGCGATGCGGCGAGAAGCTCGCCGTCCGTCAGCAGATGCGGGCCGACCCGCCAGCGGGGAGTGGAGGCAGCGGTTGGGGCACCCCCCTCTGGCCTGCCGGGCATCTCCCCCGCATGGGGGGAGATTGATCCGGAGCGCCCGCCGCATTCCCCCGAACCGTCAGGAGCGGTGACGGCGGTAGCCTCGCCAGGGAGAGCGGCACCCAGTGCAACGTCACCCGAGGGTGCGGCCGTCATGGAAGCCTCACCCGAGGAAGCGGCCGTCAGGATGGCGGCACCCGGAGTAGGGGCATCGACCGGAACGTCTGCGGGGACGTCATGAGAATGGGACGCGGCCGGCGCCTCCTGCCGATCTCCCCCCTTGCGGGGGAGATGCCCGGCAGGGCAGAGGGGGGTGTCGGCGGCCCCGGCGCGCGCAGCACGGTCTCCCTCCCCCTTACGGGCAGGGGTCTTTCTCCCCTCCTCGATATCCGCCGCCAGCGCGGGTGTTTTCGAGAGCATCGTCATCCGCGTCCTGGCAACCTTTTCGATCCTGCGCTCCAT